ACCCTTCCAGCCTTCTGCAAAGACTTCGAAAGATGTCTCGACAGAGGGTTTGTTGATCACACCGTGTTTCAATCATTTAAGAAACGCGGAGCTCTCCCCCTATTTCTAGGAGGTTTGCTTGATCTTGTGTTTGACCGCTCTTCTGGTTTGTTACTCAATAAACCGTGCCATACGGCCATTTTCTTCATACGTCAGATCACTCTGGCGTATAAGAAGACCCTCCGTCCGTGCACGAAAGCACGGACGAAAGGAGCCATTGATGCGTATATTGAGTGTGAGAAGGAAGTCCAAGCTTGGACAGAAGAATTCACCCGACACACNGGATCCGATAAACTGGATGCGTTTGATAGGGCTTCTTCTCTCCTTTGGGGGTCTGTTCTTAGTAGGATTGACAGAAGTGTCTATCATACATGGATCATTCCCCGACACGGTCCGGGTTCCACTTCTGAGCGTATTAGCGGTAATGCGAAATTTGCTCTGAAGACCTGGCATTCGCGGCTAGAGGATTATTTCCCCTCTGACCTCTTCGTTATCCCTAATTACGGGTTTTCTGAAGAACTAGCGAATGTTGACTTCCTCGAACCTGATGCTGAGATCTACCCTCGTGTAGTCACAGTACCTAAAACGCTTAAGTCGCCAAGAATCATAGCTATTGAACCGGTGTGTATGCAATATACACAGCAGTCAATACTAGAAGTTCTTGTAGAGGACCTTGAGAGGGATGAACTCCTCGGTGGTTCTCTTGGGTTTACTGACCAGGTACCAAATCAATGCCTGGCCAGAGAAGGTTCGTCTGGCGGTCGTCTAGCGACGATCGACCTTTCGGACGCTTCTGACCGCGTCTCAAATTGGATCGTAAAGCGAATGACTGCTCGTTTTCCTCATGTATATGGGGCATTACAAGCATGTCGTTCCACTCACGCCAATGTGCCTGGATATGGGTTAACCCCTCTATCCAAGTTCGCGTCTATGGGTTCAGCCGTCTGTTTTCCGATTGAGGCTATGGTGTTCCTTAACATCATAACCAGCGTCTGGATACAGAGGCTTAGCGAACCAGTTACCCGTAAGGGGCTAAAAGCCTTCTTACGGACGGTGCGCGTCTACGGAGATGATATTATTGTCCCCGTAGATTTAGTGGAAGACGTTGTGAGAGAGCTTTCATATTTCAATATGAAAGTAAACTCCGCTAAGAGTTTCTGGACTGGTAAGTTCAGGGAGTCTTGCGGTAAGGATTATTACGACGGCACAGACGTTACTGTGTCTTATGTCCGTCGTGATTTTCCTACACAACGTCGGGATGCCGAG